AGTATGACTGTTACGTCAGTACCGGTTGTGGCTCAGGTGAGGATTCCCACCCTTCGCCTGGCCGCGGCTGTCCTACAGCGATCCCCCGTTTTACGGAAGGGATCTTTGAGGGAAAGCTTGTTGCGGCTCCGAAGTTTGTCCCTGAAGGCTGAGGAGCGCCTGGACCCCATTGAAAGGAAATTCCGCGAGGAACTCCTTAGATGGGTTGACGCTGCACTGTACATGAGCTTGCCCATGTACAATCGAACGATTTCGGGATCACACCAGGTTGAGCAGTATCTTCTTGCTCTATGGAAACTCTTGCACTACGTGTACAAGAATTCCATACCTGATGTGGTCAAAACGCTTAAAGACCTGTTCTTCCGCTATCTGGATGCAGGACTGCAGTCCGACCGTGAGTTCAGACGTCGTAGGTTTACCTACCTGGGAAAGCGACACCCCCTTAAAGGGTTCTTCGCAATCGCAGTGAAAGGTTTAACCCGCGAGTCTGCACGCACGATCGGGCTTGCAGGACGCTGTATCCCTTCCCTGCCGCTATCGAAGGAACGGAGGTTAGAGGAGTACCTTAATCTTAAGGAACGCCTCACGACCCCCATGCCAACGATACCGGCATGTCGGGGATGCGGTCATCTGCCACCAGAACACCCTGATAAGCGCCTAGCCGCCGGTCCTGGGTGCCAGCGCCTGTCGCGCGACCACATCGTCGAATCTGTTATCAAATTCGCCGAGGTGTTCGCGCGGCCGGTGAAGCACCTGCCGCCCATGAGCTATCCCGCTGACAACATGGTGTACATTCCGGGTCCCCTTCACCATGGCGAAACTCGCCCATGGCTTATGGGGGTTACCAAGCCGGCAGTTGAAGCGATTTCCGACGCCTTCGATTCATTTGATGAATGGAAGGAAGCCGTAAATTCGCCTAAACTGCCATACCAGCTTGGTATCTGGAGTGTACACCCTGAGGCCATCGAGAACCCTCCTGAGCGGGATCCGGCGGTTGGACTTACCAGGGTTATTAGCGAAGGTGAGTCGTTGAAGACGCCCAAGCGTCGTGCGAATGTTTGGTATGACAGAAAGGACCTCCGGGTGTGGTACAGTGAGCGTCATGCGCCCTCTGTCTTACATCCGAAAGATCCTGAAGCCGAACGGCGCGATGACCACCGCATTCTTCCCCCCGGTTATGGTCTGAGGGCCCTAAAACGGTCACCGATTGCTCCGATCCTGAATGACGTAGTCTTATCAGGAGAGGACCAATGTCTGGTGCCCGTACATAAGGTGCTCTTCATTCCAGAAGCCGGTGCGAAGGTGCGTGTTGCCACCGTGCCGTCGGTTGTGTCACTCCAAACCGCCGCACGCCAGATAAACGGGATTGTCTTGCGTGCTCTTAAGCATTGTCCAACCTTCCACTTGGGGTTGAAGAACTCCAAGTGTTTCTCCTCGAAGACTTTTGCCATGCCTGATGGGGCGAAATTCTACTCTGTAGATCTTTCCGCCGCATCCGACAGGCTCAGTCAACCTCTCTCGCTGTCGGTCCTATGGCCGTTCATCCGAGAGGCGGAGAAGGCAGGTTTGGAGAATGCCTTTGAGGTTGCAAGATTGTCCTGTGGGCCACAGCGTATCATCCTGGAGGACCCAGAGGTCATGGAGTTGCTTGCCGATCCCAAGTACTCTGCGCACCTACCCTTCTTTGAGACCGAAGCCGGCCTCTTGATGGGTACCCCGCTGGCATGGCCGGCCCTGAGTCTATTGCATCTATTTGCTGCACTAGAAGCAGGGATCGACATCCATCGGGTGTTCATCGTTGGTGACGATGGTGGGCTGATCGCGACTGCCCCTGAGTACCAGAAATATTATCATATTATGACTAATATTCTGGGCCTCAGGGTAAACCGCGAGAAGACCCACGAGTCACCGATGATGGGTGTGGTTGCGCAGAAGGTACTGAAGATTCGACCGGCACCCTGCCCGCACGCGGGAACGCCGCGGGGAAAACTTGGTATTGGGCCATTGACCGTGTGGGACTTTGTCCGACACGAGTTAAACCTCAATCCCAATGAGTCCCCGGTCTACTGGGGTAAGGTGGAACTTGATCAGTCCCACTGTTACGTACCAGCAGCACTTACGGCGCGCTCGCGGCGGCGCAGGGATCCCCATGCGCCCTGGAATCCTCCGGAATGGTCCGATGTGGCACGCTGGAAGCGCTGGCGACGAGAACGCCTGCCAAAGGCATTGCGACTGGTGTATCCATCATTGGTTTCACAGTCCAGGTACCGTGGGCTCCGTATGGAGGCCCCGGCAATTCTGGGCGGATGTGGACCTTTGACGGAAGGCGCAGTCCGTAAGGGCTTGACCCCAGTTCAACGAGCCGGAGCGTATGCCATTGCACGAGAAATCATGCATGGCACGCGCAAAGACTTGTCGATCGATGTGGGCCCGGACCTCACGAGAACAATACCTCGGGCAGTAATTCTCGCCGCTAACGAAGTCTTCAACGAACTGCCACGGTCTGAGACTCGGGGCACTGGTCTCCCGAAAGAGGCTGCCCTTCGCTCCCTAACATCATTCTTTGTCCGCGTGGCATGGGAAGGAGGTTTCCGCGATGCGAATTCCTACCTTGGCCGGTCACTCGGACATCGGGTGGTACGCCACCCAGGAAGGTTGTTGGAAGCTAAGGGCAGAATCTTCCTCCGCTCACGCGGGAAGAGAGCAGTGCCTAAGCCACTGACCGTAGTTCAGGCCTTTAAGCGTTTACCGAAACCGGTTGACGTTTCACCTGGAGTCCTCAAAGGTCTAAACCGCTTGATCCACGATTTGGACCTTGGGGGAAGACAGAGGAAACGTCGGCTCGATTACGTGCTGTCAGCCGGGCGTAACGATGACGCCGAAGAAGGGACATCTTCGAGTTCCGTGCAGGTACCCGAAGCCATGAGCAGCCTATTAAATAGGTTGCGACATGGTTGGGGCAAGGTCTGGGGTCAAATCCAGTCCTTGGGGTCGGGGGGCAAGGGAAACCTTACCTCCACCCATCACGAGGCGTGAGCCTCG